AACTGAAAGTGATGGCAGCGCCGGATGGGCTTTGGTGCGATTGCCGCCGGAGCATGGATGATGGTGAGCTGATTTTTTACCGCGAGGCGATGCTCTCTCCCCTGGCGGAGCAGATCAAGGAAAGCGACTACATCAGGTACACGGTCAGAAAAATGGAGAGCGGCCAGCGGTATTTGGTGGTGCATGACGGGTTCGAGGTGCTGGCGGCGATCATGCCGGTGCGGATTGTGACCGAAAAGTATCTGGCAGACCTGTCGGAGTTTCAGGCGCTATGCACCGAGCAGTTTTACCGCGAGCGGGCGCGGGGCGAGTTTGCGGCCCAGGAGACCGAGGAGCCGGACGCGGAGCAGATCGGGATGGAGGATGGAGAGGAGTGAACGGAGCGCTTTTGTCATCCAAGAAGATGGATTACTGCACACCAAAGGAGTTCTTTGCAGAACTGGACAAGGAATTTCATTTCGCATTGGACGCAGCGGCGACAGAAGCCAGTGCAAAGTGTGCAGCATTCTACACCCCGGAAAATGACGGGTTGACAAAGCCGTGGAATATTGCGGGGGGGGCTGTGTTCTGCAATCCACCTTACGGACGAGAGATTGGGAAGTGGGTGCGAAAAGCATACGAGGAAGCGCAGAGCGGGGCCACCATTGTTCTGCTTATCCCGGCCAGAACGGACACCAGTTATTTTCATGACTACATACTGGGACACGCGGAAATCCGGTGGGTGCGAGGGCGGCTGCGGTTTGAGGATGAAGATGGGATGGTTTACCCACCTGCGCCATTCCCGTCCATGGTGGTGGTCTACAACAGAAAGAAAGCAGAACGGGATGGAGGTTACAACGGAAAATGAAAACTGAAACCGTGGAAGTTCGGGCGGTAAAGATTGCTGCGAAAATTATGCAGGCAGATGGACTTTGCCGTTACGATGATGTGGACGAGTGCCGCAGGGGATATGTGACTAAGGAAACCTGCGAGCGGTG